AACTCAAAACTCAATGTGTTTGGCAAAACAAAGACACAATTGTTATCTGATTATCTTATTGTGGATGATTTTAAGGGCTTTTATAAATCAAAACTGACAGAGAATAGGGTATTGATCGCTGATCTTAAGGACCTGTCTTCTAGAAAATCACAGATTGAAGTTGCGGAAGAGAAAAAACTTTCCATTGGAAAACAGACAAAGCAGCTTGAATCTGATTATGATATCAGGAAAAAAGATCATACAGAAAATATTTCCGTGTCTGCGAAAAATATTCTTTTAAAAGAAAAGGCAATATCAAAAATTTTAAAAGGTATTGATTTAAAAATTCTTGCAAAAATAACTGACACTGAGATATCAAAAACATTTTCAGTTGCTGAAAAACTTAAGTTTTCAGAAAAACTCAATAAATTGAAACAAGACAAAGCCGTCTTGAAAAACAACAGGATCAGGAAAGAAACAATCTCAAAGGATCTTGAATCAAAGCAATCTGATGAAAAAACCATTAAAAAAGAATTATCTGAATGGGAATATTTGCGGTTGGCATGTTCAAAGACCGGCTTACAAGCACTTGAGATAGATGGAGCCGCCCCATTAATCACAGCAGAGGCAAACACTTTGCTCGAAAAAGCGTTCGGTCTTGAGTCACAAATAAAAATAATCACTCAAGATCCTGAATCGGGCCGGGAAGTTTTTTGGATTAAAGTTATTCGTGAGGACGGATCAGAAGATGATTTTTCTAATCTGTCAGGCGGTCAAAAAGTATGGATATCTAAAGCGCTGAGTCTTGGCATGACCCTTGTATCAAAACATAAGTCTGGTCGCAATTTCATGACATTATATGCCGATGAAGAAGATGGTGCCCTTGACGGTGAAAAGGCTCTTGAGTTTATAAAATTATATAGGTCTATGATGTCAACCGGGGATTTCGAAACATGCTTTTTTATTTCCCATAATCCCGATGTGGTTGCCATGGCTGATCATGTTATTGATTTTGGGGCATTGTAATGCTAAGAAAAATGCAAGCAGATTTCAAGTATGTTATTTCCGGTATTATATCAGGGTCCGGCGTAAAAATCATTGATATACTTGGCACACCTGGCGCGGGGAAAAGCACCATCCCCATCCAGGCGTGTGAATTAATCAAAGCTGGTTTGGCTGATGCCGTTTTATGGATTGTGCCACGGTCTGCATTGCAAAACCAGGGGGAGCACGGTTTTATAGATCCCTTTTTTATGGATCTTTTTAATCATAGTTTCCAAATCCGTGAATCAACAAACGAGTATAATCCGTGCCGTGGAACAAATGGCTTTGTAACGACATATCAGGCGATTGGTGTAGATACCAAAAACACTGTTCTCAATGAGGTTAAATCAAAAAGATATATAATCATTTTGGATGAATTTCATCATCTTGAAAAGGATGGTGTATGGCATGAAGCAATTAATAGAATAGTCATGGCCGGTCATTTCCTAATAAAGATGACCGGCACCCTTGGTCGTGGTGATAAGAAAGAAATTGCTTATATTAATTACAAAAACAAGATGCCATATTTTAAAAATTGTGGCGAAGAAGCTTTAATTGTTTATTCACGGATTGACGCATTAAAAGAAAAAGCTATTCTTCCTATTGAGTTCCATTTGTCGGATGGTGAATTTGAATGGGCGAAAAGAAATGGGGAGCATGCCAGCGTTAAATCATTCAAACAGGCATATACTCCACAACAAAAGTCAGAGGCTTTGTTTACTGCCATTAACTCTGAGTTTGCGACCGGTTTACTTAGATCGTGTGTGGTATCATGGCAAAGCCTTAAAAAGAAGAATAGCAATGCAAAACTTTTGATTGTAACGGCTGGCAGAAAACAGGCTGGAAATGCAGTCTTTATGCTTAATCGTGGCGTAGGTATAAAAGCAGAAATAGCAATATCGCACGAATCAAAAAAAGCTATTAAGTCAATCAAACGGTTCAAGTCAGGTAAGTGTTGTTGCCTTGTGACTATTGCCATGGCATATGAGGGGCTCGATGTTCCTGGTATAACCCATATTTGCGTTCTTACTAATATCAGATCAAGGGAATGGATAGAGCAGATGCTTGCCAGGGGAGTAAGGATTGATAAAAATAGGGCTGCTGGCCCATATGAATCTCAAAGATGTTATGTATTTGCACCGATGGATAGGCAATTTAAAAAAGTCGTTGATATGATCAGGAAACAACAGGTTTCTGCAATTGAATTTTTCTCTAAAATTAAAGAAGAAAAAGAAATTGATATAGAACAAGATAAAGAACTGGACCCTGATGCAATAAAAAAAGGTGAGATAATTCCGATATCATCAAAAATAACCGGGAAAGATAGTTTTCTCATGGGCCTTGAGAATAATGGTAGCGTAAACCAAGAAACTGAAATAAATATCCCTGTGATGACAATAAAAGAACAGGAGTTATTCACAAGAAAAACGGTCCATAACCATGTCAACCAATATTGTTTTAAAAATAGATATCGGCAAGAGCGTATAAATCATGAGCTTAAGCTAAAATTTGGAAAGGCCAGGAAGCTTATGACCTTGCCTGAATTAAAAACGCTTATGACATACCTTATTGAATATTATCCTGTCGAAAAAACGGAGACTATAAGGGATATTAAGGGCATTAGTATTCGGCGTGGAAAAAGCATAAGGGTATCGAACAAAGTTAAGCCTTTTTTTGGGAGTAGTGATATTATAAAGCAATCAAATTATGATATTTTTGAATATTTAAAGGGTAAAAAATGCTAATTTTTATCAAAGAAGCGCATAAATTAAAATTGTGTGTAAAATGTAATTTTGCAGGCCGGAAGAAAATGGAGAAGAAACCCTGTAATTACCACACTCACCCATCTTTGAATTATAGGAACATACCTGATGGAATGTGCGCGTTGAGAATTGAGGATAGAGGATAGAGAAAGGATGTTCGGTGATTATGGAATAGATAGACATGGAAAGCTGGTTGTGAAATGACTTCGCTAAGGCAAAGAATACGGAAAGATAAAATATCTTGTAAACCATGGAAAAGATATCGTGGTTAAATCGGTTTACTATGTGTAAGTGGTCAATGTCTTTTCTCCAACAAAGGATTACCATGGGATATCATCGAAATAGAATTAAGGTCTGAAGGCTGGTTGTCTGATAATGAAGATTTATGGGAAATATTATCTACAGAACAAGGATTAAAAAGAACTTTATCAGGAGACGTTGACGATGGAATCCAAGATGATGAGACGTGGACGGATGACGATTATATTTACTTTTATGAAAACTTAAAGGATTAATTATGAAGTGCAGAAAATGCGGGGCTATGATGAAGATTAAACACTGGAAAGAATTTTCTATTCATATTTTATATTATTGGAAGTGTCCTGATTGTAAATGTGAATGTCAAACGTCTGAAAATAAATAAATTTTATAAAGGAAAATGCTATGAAAAAAGAAATTTTTAAGGAATGTGCCATTAAATGTAAAGAAGTCTATGAAAGAAACATTGATCTTGGTACCACGGAATTTGATTTGAGCCTTTTATATATCGATGACTTAATTGCATTCCAAGTGCTTTCTATTGCTGGCACCAATGAGCTAAAAGATTGGGGTAAAAATCTAAACTTATTTTCAAAGAATGGAATAAAACGACCGGCCTTGGATGCTGCCAGACAAATCATGGCATCAAAAGAATTTCACGACATGAGGGCTGTGAGTGTCCCATTGATTGTAATAGGTCATTCAAAAGCAGGTGCTACTGCTATTGCTTTCCATCGTCTATATCAAAAAAGGGCTGTCGGGTCATCTTATTGCATAGCGTTTGCGCCTGCCAGGTGTATGCGATATTGGGCTAACAGGAAAATGGAAAATACTTTTATCTTTACAGATCCAGACGACCCGGTGTCATTCTTCGGTCGGGTCAGTTTTGGGCATCCAATTTGTAAGCATTTCAAATCTGACAACAATCATTTTGGGTTTAAGATCAGTGATCACTATATTGATAATTGGGTTATGTTCTGTGAAAATATGTAATAATCTCTTGATTATATGCTTAAATATAGTTATGTATGTCTAAACTATGTTTTAATCTAATTAAAGAGGTTTATATATGGAAGATGTCACATGTATGACTTGCGGGCTTAAAATTGATGGTTCTGGAAAGCAGACGACAGGTAGACCAAGGCAGTTTCATAAAAGATGCAGGGAATTAAACAATGCATTTTCTTTGCTGCAAAGTCGGCTTGACATTTTTAGGACTATGAATCCTGAAAGAGATAATAAAAAAGCGATCAGGAGTACGTTGTGGAGTCTTGCGAATGGGATGAATTAACGGTTACAATATATTATCTGTAATATAGAAAGGGATAAAACATGGGTATTAAAATAATCGAAAAATTAGCTAAAGAAGCTGAGCAGAACAGAAAAATAGAGTTCCAACTACACACAGAAATAGCAATTAGACTCCGAAAGATTACCGGGATAAAAGAGCTTAAGGTCCACTATCTTCCAGGTGATGGGATCTGTGTGTGTCTTGAAAAAAATGAGAATGATGATTCTGCATCCCTGTGTGATGTTCTTGCGTATATCAATAAAAATGGAACAATTACAGAGAAGGAAATAATGAATATTACATATTATTAATAATCAACTTTATAAAAGAAAGGATAATAAAATGGAAGAATTGATTGAAAATTTTAGAAAGAATCTTGAAGACGATAGACGGACTTTAAAGTGGTGGCACGGGAAATTTGTTGGAAAGCTTTATAAATATAATTATTTTATCCGGCAGATAAATACACCGGATTCTATGCGGCCGGATTTAAAAGATATAATTTCTAAATATATAGCATAAAAAAAGGCGGTTATCTGAACTATTCAGAGCCGCCTTTTTCCAACCAAACAAAAAGAAATAAAATCTACATTCAATATCTATTATTCTTTTTATGGCTTGTCAAATTAAATGTGTTGACAGGTGGTTTTTTGTTTTGTATTGATCACATAAGTAAAGTAAACAAAACATAATCATATAGGGTCTTTAAAATGAAACTAAAATGCAAACGATGTCGGAATGAGTGGATGTCTAAGTTTGATAAAAAACCAAAAACGTGTCCGGCATGCAAGTCTCCGTATTGGCAGAAGGAATTGACGCCATATTGGAAGAGTATTATAGAAAAAAATAAAATCAGAAGGATAAAAGATTACTGATATGAATGATGATATAAGATTAGCATTGACTTTTAGACATCATAGAAAAAGGAAAAGGTTGTTCCATAGATTAGGGTCAGATGGCCTTATATCTTTGATTGATCTCTGGTGTATGGCGGCTGAACAATATCCAGATGGTTGCCTAAAAGGTTATACAAAAGAAGATATTGAAATTGATTCCGGGTGGTGTGGTGATGTAGGCGTTTTCTTTAAAGCAATCCTTGATATTGGTTTCCTTGATAAAACAGAGAAAGGTTTTTCACTTCATAATTGGGGTAAACATCAAGTATGGGTTTCTAAGTCTGAAGAACGGTCAAATATTTCGAGACTAAACATCATGTCAAAGAAAAATAACAGGATATTTAAGGAACTACAGGCATTAAATATAAAATCAATAAATAGGGCGGATTATGAATTGCTTACAGATAATAAAGCACCGCTTAAGCAACGCTTAGAAGATTTTAAGCAACGCTTAAGCAACGCTCTAAGCGATGCTTCAAAAAACTCAAGCGAATTTAAGCCCAATGCCCTGCTCCGTTATCCGTTATCCGTTAACCATTATCCTAAACCACTTAAAAAGAACCCCACAGAAGCCAAAACAAAAGACATATTCAAACCGATACAAAAAAAACAAACCCCTGCAAAAAACGCAGGGACTTTTAAAACGAAAAACAAAAACGTCAAAAATTCAGACTTCAGCAATAATTTATCAGAAGTATTTTTAAAAATAAATCAGGCTTGTGAAAAGGTCTTGTCGCTTCCCGTAAAAAAAGAAAGCAAAAAATCAACATTCAATCCTAAAGCATGGGCTCAGAAGATGATAAATTCTTCAAAGCATCCAGGGGCTATTTTGAAGTGTCTTGATGGTTTGTTAATGTTTTGGGATACAACAGGAGATCCGTGGGGATATTGCACAAGCAATCTTAAGAAATTTAATGGAAATTTTAATGAAGCTGAAGCAATTGCTATTCATGAAGACCTTAAGGAAAATTATAATAACGACCAGCTTTTAGAATTAACTGCTGGCTTAATCGGGAGACTTTAAAAATGAAAATGATTAAAATTTTATTTATGATTATGTTCGCTTGTTTGTCGGGTTGGTTCGCACTATTGAGCCTTAAAGATTTATTCACATGGGGCATGCTTGGGGCTATACCGTACGCAATGACGGCTTTATTCTTTCTCCTGATATCAAGCTCTATCAATAAAAATTTACGCAAAGGTTGATATGAATTTTCAAGTATTCGATATCAACCCGGTTCCAAAACCAAGGCAAACGCGATCAGCACATTGGAAAAAAACGCCGTCAGACGAGCGCTACTATTCTTTTAAAGACGCTATAAGATTTTCTAAGGTGGTTGTACCGGAATCGGGTTGCCATGTCTTATTCGTGCTAAAAATGCCCAAATCATGGTCGCAGAAAAAGAAAGATAAAATGCGGCATCAACCACATCAATCCAGGCCGGATGTTGATAATTTGACCAAAGCTCTTTTTGATGCGATATTTAAAGAAGATGCTCATATTTGGGATTGCCGGGCTACGAAGGTGTGGGGTGATGCCGGGAAAATTATTTTAATCACCGGGATTGAGACTGATTGGATAGAAACCTTTTTGGATGAAACATTGGTAAAATTATGAATATAATATTAATTTCTATCACGCTTGCGGTGTACGGTGCTTTTGTGGCAAGATGGTTGTTGTGGGTGATAGAAGATTTTTTAATTGATTGAGAAAAAAAATATGAAAAAAGATAAAAAAAATAAGTTACAAAAATGTGACAAATCAATTATAAAGAAAAGTTATAGGGCTACCTTACTTGCCTATCTTTCCAACCCCGAAATGCCATTTCCGATTCGCTCTAAGTATGGGGATATTATAGGGAAAGTAAGGAAAGTAGTCTATGACCATTTTTCCCCTGACGAATTATTAGAGCTTGAAGATGAAGCTTACGACAATAGGAAAAAAGCTTGCGTTAAACAAAGAGCTAATGTCTTGAATGCTATGTATGAAAGTGCTATCGGTTATCATCATGCAGAAAGTCATATATCTGTGTACGAAGGGGAGGTCACAATCACGCCAATAATCAAGCGATATCCACCGAACAAAGGTGCTGCTGATACGTTCCTTGACAGGGTTGAAGGAAAGGTAAAAGATGTCGGTGAATTAAATGTAAATGTAAAAGACAGGCGCTTTGAATTTATAGAAAAAGGGCAAGTAGACATAAGGAAAAAGAAAGATTGATATAAGTCAAGTAGAATATTATTTTAAATTTAAACCGCTTTATTTTCATGATGAAAAATACTATCGGTTTTTTGTAGCGCATGGCGGCAGGGGCGGAATGAAAACCTATGAGTTTTCGCGCGCCCTTGTTTTACGTGGTGCAAAAAAAAAATTAAATATAATATGCGGTCGTCAATTCCAAAATTCCATTGAAGATTCTGTAAAATCTAAGTTAGAAGCCCAGATAAAACAGCTTGGCTTGGGTGACGAATATCATTCATTTGAAACAAAAATTGTCCATAAGATAACCGGAACCAGCTTTAAGTTCAAAGGTCTGGAAAGAAATATTGAATCGTCTAAGGGTTGGGACGAAGTTGATATCTTGTGGATTGAAGAAGGTGAGGTATTAAAGCGGCGAACGATTGAGATTTTATTTCCTTCTATCAGAAAACCAGGATCAAAAATTATAATATCGATGAACACCGGGAAAAGATCCGATCCGATCTATAAAAGATTCCTTGCCAAAGGTGTGGATTTGACAGGCACGGTATTAATCCAAACTTGGTGGTGGGAAAATGTCCACCATCCGAAAGAATTAGAAATAGAAAGACTTGCCTGCCTTGCGACTATGCCTGAAAGATATCAACACATATGGGAAGGTGAACCGGATGATAGTTCGGGTGCCAGTAAAATCTTGACCTATGAGAATCTATTGAAATGCGTGGATGCTCATATCAAATTAAAATATAAACCGTCTGGAATGGGTCAGTCTGGCCTTGATGTTGCAGATGAGGGTAATGACACAAATGCATGGGCATTCCGGCAAGGCCCTTTACTTTCAATCGTCCGTGAATGGAAAGTAAAGTATCTTCACATGACAGCGAAAAAAGCCGATTTCATGAATAATACTTTCAACGTTTCCCAAATGCATTTTGATGCCGGCGGTCTGGGTGCCGGGATCAAGTCAGATCTTTCCAGGATCAAAAGCAATCCACATACCGGGACCGGGCCAGGCATAAAAAGATTTGTTCCATTCCTTTTTGGCGGATCGGTGAAGGGTCCAAATAAATATTATATCAAACATAAAACGCTTAAGGTAAGAAATAAAGATTACTTTTTCAGGGCAAACTCACAACTTTGGTGGAATATAAAATTAAGAGTTGAGAACACCTTGAAGGCTTTGGACGGTGAGAAAATAGTTTTATCAAAATGCTTTTTCATTGATTCGAAGATAGATAATTTTGATAAGATTTTAACAGAATTATGCCAGTGTGTTTATGACGATTCAAGCGGAAAGATAAAAGTTGACAAGGCTCCTGATGGAGCCCCGTCACCGAACTTAGCAGATGCAATAATTTTGGCTTATGCCAATGATATAAAAAAAGGTTTAAAGTCAAATTATTAATCAAGCTCAACCTCAATTATCTCAATATGTTTCTTAAGTAGTCGATTCTCATTCAACAAAGTTAACGACTTGGCATAGTTCTTGATATACCTTGGAATTGGATTCTTCCCATATTCCATGTTTTGCAAAGCGTTTGGATGGATTCCTAAAACTTCGGCCATTTGTTTTTGAGTGAAGCTGAATGAATTTCTAAGGCAGTTTAATTCTTCTGGTGTCATCGGTGCTTTTTCCTTTTTTTATTAATAAGTATTTCAATGTTCTTTAGGGCATCTTGTTCAATTTTTATAGCCGGATGAGCTACAACTGATCCCTTCATATCTCTGACAACTATCCCCTCTTTTTTAATTCTATCCCTGGCTTCCTCTGCTATTCCTATTTGACTTGCCATTAATTCAATAATTATTTCAGGTGGATTAATTCCAAGGTTTTTAAGCGCTTTTTTTCTATTCTCTAAGTTCATGGGTAAAAGTGGCCTCTTTTAAATTCTTTCTTTTTATATAATTTGCTGAAACTTCTTTAAATAAACTGGCCTCTTTTATATTTTTTAATTCAGGGTTTTTTATTTGAGAAAAATCTTGCTCTATTTCATTGAAAATATCAGTAGCTATCTGATCAAAAAAAATAGCGAAATCCTTATTCTCAGATATTTCAATATTTTCAAGTCTTGGATTTCTGTTTAAATTCATAGATGTGCGGATTACGATATCCCATTCATTATTCCTGATCGTTATAAATTTAGCGTGCGTATTCATTTGTCGGATACTCTCGTTTCCAAAAAGATCCATTAAATGATTAAAATCTTTTGGCTTCCTTGTCTTGAACGATCTATCAATAATAAATTTCATTGACAAAATGTCGGCAGAACCTAATAGTTCTATTGATCTATCAAGATGTGCGTAAGATGCTGTCCAGGTTGACATTATAACATGAGCCGGACCGGTCTGGTCCAAGACGGCTACCAGGGCATCGATTAACGAAAATTGACCGAAAGTTAAAACAAAAGTGTCAGTATTTTTTTCAATGATACCAATTGCCTCTGATGCTGATCCTTTTTTACAGGCACTAACTTTTTTATTTTTATTTGACTTTTTAAAACTTTTAAGAGTTGTCATTGTTTTATTTATCCTATAAAAATTTAATTATCTTAATTATTATTACCCACATTGCTATTGAAACAATGCTACCGTAAATTATTCCTTGAAATGTTTTCATTTTTCCCCTTTATATTAAGTTTTCTTTTTTAGCTTCAGTTATTATTGTTTTCCATGCTTGTTTTGATTCGTCTGTGTTTGAAAATTCGAAGAAAAAATTTTCTTCTAACTCTTTTACTGTACTATCGTCGAATGTTTTGTGATTTTTAAAAATTTCAATTTCGAATCTACCCTTGCAGACCATCATATTCTTATATTGATTTTCAAATATTTCTATTTTACTTGCTTTTTGTGTCGCTTTTGCTATTTCTGCTAAATTCATCATGGCGTGTCTCCTTGTTTTAATTATTTATTTTCTATCACTTTATTCACTAAAATTTTCGTCAAGAGCGGTGTTCATATTTGCTGCCATATCCTCAAGGTCACAATTTCCGGCCTCACCGATTGCATTATGTACAGATTCAATTCCATGCTCTTGTCTCAGTTCGTGTAATCTGTCCTCAAGCGCCTGATTATCACCCACAACCGTTTCCCACCAATCAAAAGTCTCGCGAGTCGCTGTGTAAGTCTCAGTATCATCGTCGTAATCAAAAAATTGACCGTCGTCCAATGCGCCGGTGTTACCAATAAAATCAACTACATAATCGGTATTTGTTTTAGGGTCATTAAGCGTCAGTTCTTTGATTTCATTAGTTTCTTTAATTTGTACTTGCATGTTGTGTCCCCTTGTTTTATGTGTTGTTGTTTTGATCATGTAAGAATAATACAGTAATATACTGTGAGTGTCAAGGACTAAAATGCATATTTAAAAGAAAATACTTTTTATTTTATATTTTTTATCATAATGTTGAATGGATAATAAAAAGGGGACGTATGAAAAAACGCTTTCAAAGACCTATATCCAGGCGCAAAAGAGTACCGGCTAAAAGAAGAGTAAAAGATAATACCAGCGATACATATAATTCCGGTGGCTTCAATGGTGGTCTGGTAAATCCAATATCAGGAGCCGGAACCAGTATTGACAAAAATCATCTTTCCTTTTTTGCCCCTACCAGATTACAATCGAAAAATTTTAATGAGATTCTTTATGTTGAATCATGGGCGGCAGCAAAATTTATTAATATCCCTGTTGATGACATGTTTTTGAAATGGCGCGAATTTTGTGACATGGATAACTCAACGATGGAAGCCGTTCAGGAAATAGAAAAAGAATTTCAGATTAAAACTAAGCTTTCAAAATCCATGAAAAACGGCAGGCTTTATGGCACCGGTCTTTTTATTATAATGACAAAAGAAGCCAGACCGGAAGTGCCGTTGAATATCAATCGAATGCTCCCAGGTGATCTGTCCAATATACTCACAGTCGATAGATTTGATGCTAATATTGTAAGTAAAGAAAAGAATCCTTTCTCTAAAAATTTTGGTCGCCCGATATTTTATAATATCACTATGAAACAAGGCGGATCGTTCGTGGTTCATCATTCCCGCGTTATCCGGTTTGATGGAATTGAGCCAATGACGGATAACTCATGGCAATCTTATGACCAAGACTGGGGTGTTCCATCCATCGTTCCTGTAATGACAGAGATTTTTCAGGACTCAAATGTTTCAAAAGGTGTCGCGCACTTGGTCAACGAAGCAAGCGTTGCAATTCAAAAGATTACAGATTTTGAGGACGCTATTTCTGGGAGTGATCCAGAAGGGATGAGTGTCCAACAAAGGATGGAACACGTAAATTTGTTTAGGTCTGTTTATCGAACATATTTTATGGATGCTGAGGATGATTTTTCCAGGAGTGAGGTAACTTTTTCAGGTCTGCCAGAAGTGATGGACAGGAATGCAAACCGGCTGGCCGCAGCCGCAGACATCCCAGAAACAAGATTCTGGTCGAAGTCTATGTCAGGTCTTAATTCAACCGGAGAAGGTGAAGAGCGGAATTATGCGCTGAAGGTTGCCACTGATCAGAACAATATTCTTCCAGATCCATTGCAAAAAATTGACTCAGTTATTCAAAAGCATGCCGGACTGTCTGAAAAGATTTGTTATAAATTTCCATCTATATTAGATCTGTCGGAAAAAGATCAAGTAGAAATTGCAGCTAAAAAAATGCAATTATCTGTTCTTGGTGTAACGGGAAACGTTATTGATGAGGATGAAGCCAGGAATGTTTTAGATGGTGATCCAATTATTGGCAACCTTGACGATATGGATGGATTAATTGAACCGGCCGATGGCTTTAAGAAAAGTTTAGCTAATATACAGATTCAAAAAAATATTACGGAGGAATGAAAATGGCAAATCCTGTTTTTGTTGATTGTTTGAAAGGGGTGTGGACAAAAGTTGCAGAGGATATTACGACAGGGCAAATTCATAAGGCCAATGAGGAACCATTTTCCTACCTTCATACTTATCGTACGTCAGGCGATCCACCTCCAACGGGTGGATTTGAGGAAGGGATAATAATTTTTATAAATAATGGATTTTCTGAAACAATTTCATTCAGTTTTGGTATTGATCTCTATATATTTTGTGTTAAAGATAATGGAAGAGTGAGGATTGACCTATGATTGGCAATGTCCCAAAAGGTCTTGATTCAGGTTTCTTAGCAGGTGTCAGGTGGACAGATAGATCTGTGTCGGCAACAAGAGCAAAGCAAGGCCAGACACAAAAGCCTGATTTTGATTTTACTGAATTAGGGTTATTGTTCCCACAGAATGATCCTTCTGAAAAAATATACATACTTGATCAGATGCTACACGAAAAGAAATTTGGTACTCCATTGGATTTGCACTTTCATTTTATCCAGACAAGTGCATTGCTGCCGGTTTTTAAAGCTGATTATAGATTTTATAATAATGGGGATATTGTTCCAGGTTGGACAAGCATAACAAGTCTTGGAGTCGGAAAGTTAACTTATCCTGGCAGTGGGGATATGCTTCAAATAATAGATTTTCCTGAAATACCTGCTCCTGCTGATGAGAATGTATCGTCGAATATAGATCTTATTTTCTATCGTGATGATAATATTATTTCTGGCGATGTCCTTGTTAAATTCATTGATTTCCATTTTCAGAAGGATGGTGATGGAAGTAGACAGGAATATGTAAAATGATAGGCAATGCAAAGGGCATAGGGAATTTTGAATTTGATGCTATTGCTACAGTAGATATTAATAGTCAGAAAGTTTTTAGAGATGTGGCTTTTTCCTGGTCTAAACGTTTCAGCATTTCCGGTCTTGATACGGTTGATATTGTCATTGATCCGCAGGCCATAGCGCCTAAGATTGGTGTGGTTTTACCAATAACATTTAAAGCCATTGGTGCCGGGCCTATAAATATAGACTTTTATTTCGGTACTGACTCCGATGATGACGGTACGTTATGGGATGGAGGGAATCGAGACAATCGGTCGTCAACGACCACAAATACAATTGTTAGATTGTCTCCGACGATCAATGACGATGGGACTAAGCTGCCTTTTGAATTTTTGTTAATGTCGAATGGAACTGCGGCGGTCGCAACCTTAGGCGGTGAAGCTAAGGATGATTTGATTTTTATACCCCGGCTTGACGGTAAATACATGTTTCGTCTAATAAATACCGAGAATGCAACAGCTCAATGTTCTTTTGCTATGACCATATTTGAAGCTGAAGTAGGCAAATAATGCCAAAGCCCAGAACACCAAAGGGCATAAGTCCAAGGCGAAAAGATGAATCCGCCTATTTTAAAGCAATCAAAAAAGATATCCTTGATCCTCTTTTATCCCGTACTAAAGCCAGGCTTGAATCAGTCCCTAAAATAAAGTCCGCGTACCAAAGGGCTGTTGATGCCGAATTTGCTTTTATGACATCCGGTGATGCATTCGGGATTACAACCGTCCAGGGGGCCCTTGATAATATTCGGCGCGTTCACAAAGCCCAAATGATTAAAGCATTCCAATCTGCGCTTGGTGTCAATATAAATCCGTTTATGTCTGATCTTAATATAAGGCCCCTTATGACTCAGGCTCTATTTGATAATGTTGCATTAATAAAAAGTATTCCTCAAAAATTAAATTTACAGATTGTAGGTCAGTTTGATAAAATATTTACTCAAAAAGGTTTTGATCAGCAGGCTATGGTTCAGGCCCTTGAAACAAGGTTCAAGGTAGCAAAAAATCGGGCCAGGTTTATTGCCCGTGATCAGACCGAAAAGATAATCGGAAAATTGAATCAGGTTAGGCAAACCGATTTGGGTATTAAATCTTATATATGGCAAACGTCGGAAGATGAAAGGGTCGTCGGGACGCCTGGCGGAGAATATCCAGACGGAACTCCTGGCCATATGGATCATTATTCCAGGAATGGCGTAGAATTTATGTGGATAGCCCCACCGCCCGATGGACATCCAGGGGAAGCTTTTAATTGACGTTGAGTGGCTATACCTGTTATTCCTGAGTTACAGGAACAAAATAAAAATAATCAATAATAGGAGCTATAAAAATGAAGGATAAATATCTTGGCATGGTGTTAATGGCAATCGTTGCGGCAATGTGTATTGTATTTAAAACGACTTATGCAAGTGAAATAGTGACCTCCTCTTGCGTTGCTCTCGCTGCTGTTATAAGAGATTAAACACTCTGAGGAATAAACCGTATTTTAAATAGGAGATATTAAAATGTCAGATTTTACAGTTGAAGCAAAACGAGTGAAAGCAGGACAGTCATTAACTGATATCAATAATCAAGCAATGAATGCAATTAACCAATTAAAACAGATTAAGATTAACATAGTTGCTTTGAAATCTTCGGTTGACTCCGAGGCTGATTACACAACCGAAGATTCAACAGCAGTACAGGCAGTTATTGACTCATTGCTTGCTGAGATTGCAACTATTTAATGGCTTTCCCTACCGGATATACTAAGTATCAGAATGTGACGATTGACAAGGATAAGGTTGATGCGACATTAACTGATTACCCATGTTTGATTGATTTGTCTGATTTAGATAAAATTATTGACATATTCGATACTTGCCGCTCAGACGGTGGCGATATCCGTGTCACACTATCGAACGGCACAACTCAACTTGCCAGAGAAGTCGTTTCGATTGACACAAGCGCAAAGACTGGTGAACTCTATGTAAAAATTCCATCGTTATCGAGTTCGGTAGATACGATTATTCGTATCTGGTACAACGGCACAGACACAGAACCAGCAGAAGATTCCACCTATGGTAAAGAGAATACGTGGAACTCAGATTATGAATTAGTCTGTCACATGAACGATCTAACAACTTCAACAGTGAAAGACTCTACATCACACGGAAGAGATGGTACAAAGGCCGCAGCAAACCAGCCAAGCGAGGGAACAGGGAAGATTGGTCAGGCTCAAGACTTTGATCCAACAATAGAGTATATATCATTTCCAGCCGCAGTAATAGCGCAAGCAGAGTTTGCTATTCAATTTTGGGAATACTCAAATGGGACAACGAATAGCGGGTATTTTTGTAGTGATTCTGATGATGTCTTAAACTTATTTTTAAGGCGCGGGGCAGTTTCGACAAATGAATATAATGGCGGTATTGGTGAGACTTCCTTTGCGGCTGGTAGCGGTAATCCACCAGTCACCAGACAGCAATGGAATAAAAGTCTATTAAATCATGATTCATCTGGTAACGGAGAGTTGATTTTGGGTGGGGTGTCTATTGCAACACTTACAGGGTCAAACTTTACTGGTTTAAATAACACCTTGTACTTAGGTAATAGGCAGGATTTAGCAAGGTCATTTGATGGTCTTGTGGATGAATTTAGGGTATCAAGTGTTGAAATATCCTTAACTTGGGAAGCTGCGGAATGCAACAATCAATCATCACCAAGTACATTTTATTCTGTTAGCGATGAACAGATAGCGGGTTCAACTTTATTGCCTACAAAGTTGAATCAAAGTCAAGCAATCGAAAATCTTGATTTAATTCAACAGCATGTCTTATCAATTTCCCCATTAAATCAATCTCAATCTATCAACAGTCTCAGTCTTGTTCAGTCCAATATACTTATTGCCAATGATATAAATCAAACCCAAAGCATTGAGAATTTAGATCTTACGCAAGCAAATAATTTATCAGCAAATGGTATAAATCAAAATCAATCAATTGAGAATATAGACCTTATACTTGCAAATTCTTTATCTATTAACAAAATTGATCAGTCACAGGATATTGATAATATAGATTTAATCCAGCAATCTGATCTTATAATATCCGATTTATCGCAGGCTCAACAAATTGATAACATAACCCTGAGTACATCGACAATCCTTTCTATTGCTGATTTGATCCAAAGCCAAAGCATTGATAAAGTAAATCTAATACAGCAAAATACGATAACAATAGACGGCATTGATCAGGGTCAAGCGCTGGAACAGATAACGCTTGATTCCGGTGTGATTCTTGCCATTGCTGATATCATACAAAATCAATCTATTGAAAGCCTTAACTTGACACAGACATCTATTATTGCAATAGATAGATTATTACAGGGACAGACTATTGGCAATGTTACCTTGTCAATAGTCGGGGGTAGGATTTTTATAGAATTAGAATTGACATCAAATAAGATTGACCTTGGATTAAAATCGTCAAGCATTGATCTTGAAATAAATAAGGAGTTTTAAGATGATTACATTGGAACAACTTTTGAAAACGAAAAAAGACGGAAAACCTGTCAAAGAATTTAGGGTGTCCGTTCAGAAAACTTTTGATCGTGGAGTCCTTTTTATTGTCCATCCTCAAGATTCGGACGGTGATACTCTTGATTTTATGGTTTCTGATAACTTGCTCACTGATCCAAAATTCGGTCGCTTAAAAAGGCTCGTACAATCAGCAGTTACCTCAGTTGAAGATATAGGCGTAATGAAGATATGAAAGACACCGTTCTTGAAATTCAAAATGTAACCCAGGATATTAGCGTTGATGATGTCAAGATGGGTGAAGTCGGGAAAAAACTATCATCTATGATTATCGACAAAAAAGAAGAGTTGCTTGAAAACGGAAATATAAAATTGACTTTGATTTTAGATCCAAAGATACAGGAGGTTAAATAATATGGGGAAATTTGTTCCTAATAATACAATTGATAAATTATTGACAGAGGTCGCAACATCTTCCAGGATGGATGTAACGAGCGACGTTTCAACCCCAACCGATTTGACGAATACACTTGCTAATACGGCCATGACCCCAGGCGATACAAATGACTATACCATTGCTGATGGCGATGTGTCCGGTCGTAAAGTCACTATGGCACAAAAAACAGGTGTTGCTATAACCGGAACCGGAACAGCATTGCATATCATATTGTCCCTTGCGGCTGTGATCATAGATATAACCACATGCACAAGTCAGGCCCTTACCTCCGGTGGTACAGTAACCTTCCCTGCGTGGGACCATGAAGTATTAGATCCGTCTTAATAAAAATGATTCAATGTCAAATAATAAATTCAGGTTGTAAAACAGAAGGAACGGCTATCACCATAAATTATTCCTTTAAGGATAAGGACGGCGTTCCTATTTCTTCTGCTGATTTCGCAGAATACAAAATATCTGATGGCGTGAACATCATAAAAGATTGGACTGAAATCATCCCGCCGAACTCACCCGGCGAAATAATTATAAATGGCTCTGATAATATAATAAAAAACAGAGGAATGCGTGATAGGATTGTGACGGTTCACTCGATAAAAAACGGTGAGGATACTTACCAGCCTATCAAATATAGTTTAACTGATGATCCTAACGTGATATAGGCGGAGATTATGAGGACTTACAAAGTTGAGAGTTCAAACATTGATTCAGTTGCATACGGTTCAAAATCAAAAGAACTGATTATCACATTCAAAAATGGAACATCATATTCGTATCAAAATATGAACCCTGCCATTGTCTGCAATCTATTATTTGCTGATAGTGTTGGGAAAAAATTTCATGATACTATCAAGATTCATAAGGCCATTAAAATATGAACGATTCAGAACATCTAAGAAGATGTACGGATTGTCTGGAGCATAGTGGAGTTGTTAAAGACTTGAATGCTGGAAGGGATTGCATGGAAAGATTAGAAGGTGCTATTGAAAAATTGAGAGCTGATTTTAGCGAGCATGTTAATTCATCATCAAAAAGCACAATAGCTATGTTGCTTGGGATTTTGATGTGCTTCTTAACTGGGATTGCCGGAATATATGTAAATTCTATCGGGCCAAAGGATAAATACAGCAGCCAGGCTGAAATGACTATGCTTGCCAAGGAAATAACCAAAGTCATAAAAGAGGCTAAGAAATGAAAAAGCGACTCAGAGATTTTAATAATATAAAATTTAGATTTTCTGATGACGTTGAGTTACCTACCATGTCAACACGCACATTGACAGAAGAGGGATATCTCAAGGCAACAGCAGCAGTCACAAAAGTAGGCGTTCAGATGTATCCAGCAAGACAGTTCGGGATTGAATCTGATGAGCCGATTGGTGTTTATCGGCCTGCTGAAACTGTTTTTCATCCTGAAACTATTGATAGCCTTAAGATGAAACCGATTGTTTTAATGCATCCCGAACAGGATGTCGATGCTACAAATCATTCAAGGCTGGCTGTTGGTTCGGTCGGTGAGAGAGTAACGCCCATAGATGCCGATAGACTTGGCGCATCTATACAAATCACGGATGAAGCTGTCGTCAAGGGCATACTTGCAAGAGAGATTGAGGAACTTAGTTTAGGATATGATACGTTCGTTGTATCAGAGGAAGGGAATTTTAATGGTCAGAAATACCTTTACAGGATGGATGGCCCAATGATAAATAATCACTTAGCGATTGTGCCGGAAGGCAGATGCGGTGATTCCGTGAAAATACTTGATCAAGGAGGCAAAAAAGTGAAAAAGAAACAAATGGTTAGAGCCTTGAGGGACGCAGGTGTCTCCGAGGACAAAATCAAACTATTTATGGTAGATGCAAAGGATGATGATTCGGGCGATTTCAAAGAGTATACGAAATTGCTTCTTTCTGGAAAAGACATTGACATGGGTGCCCTGGTTCCCGCTCTTGTTGCAGAGCTAAAGCCGCAGATGGAAGAACTTGTCAAGAGCCCTGAATTTACTACAATGCTTGCCAAGGAGATCGCTGCTGGCATGTCTGGCGGTGCTGCAACAACAACAGAAGGCGTGGATGCAGAAGGCGAAGAAGAGGAAGAAATGACCCCAGAAATGATGGATGCTGCTATCAAAGACAAAGCCATGGTAAGATCAAAGCTGATTGATAAGGCAATGCCTTTTATTAAATCTTCAAAAGATTTCAATGTCTATGAAGCCAAAAATCGTGACATTCTTGAAAAAGCACTTTTGGCTGTTGGCGTAAAATCGGAAACCATGAAAGATCAATCTGACGACTATTTGACAGGATTGCTTGACTCTATTTCTGATGATAGGAAAAAAGCCGGTGCATTCATGTCAAAAACACATGATAATAATTACGGTCAGTCGTTGTCGAAACCTATGACAGGTATCGGAGCCAGGAAAGCTTTAAAATAGTAGTTTAAACATACAAAACTATTAAGCCAAATTATTTTTATATATTTTAGGAGAATATAAGATGGTTACACAAATTCAAACTGATTATGCATATCATCAACAGGCTGGACAGGTCGGTGATATTGCGCGTCCTATCGCGCCCTGTAATATTGACCAGGGAATTGCCGGTGTCGAATTGAAACCGGGTGACGGTGTTTACTATGTATCGGGTTCTGATTGGATCAAGCCGGTTGACGATTCCACAAGAAAACTTGTGACACACATTGTTGGGTTTAATGCAAATTCGGTCAACCAGGCAATCGCTGTTCCATCCACAAACAATAGCACCGAAGTGGTTTTTGCAATCGGTGATATTGTTAAACTTATTGAATTTGGTTCAGTCTGGGTTCTTGCCGGTGAGACAGTAGAGTCCCAGGATTCTGCAATTTATAACGAATCAACAGGCAAATGGATTAAATATAATCCGTCTGCCCCTGATGCAAGTGACTTGAGAAAAAAGGCTTTCACTTTTTATCTTCCTCCCGGCGTTACGGCTGATGATGGTGAGCTGGTTGAGGTTAGAATCAATACCGAAAATTACAGCTTTACATCTCTTGGTCAGATCGGAGCCAATACGATCAAGGTAAGTATTCCGGCTACTGAAATTAAAACGCTCAGAGCGACACCTGTTGAACTTGTCGCAGCCCAGGGCGCAAATGTCTTGATTCAGTTTATTTCTGCAATGCTCGTTTTGACAGCAGGCACGGAAGTGTTGACCGAATCGGCAGATAACCTGGCTATTGAATATGATGGTGGTTCGGCGGTTCCGGTAACTGGTTCAATTGAAATGACCGGTTTTATCGATCAGGCTGCTGATACTCTTATAAATGCAATTCAGGTTGCCGATGCCATCGATGCCAATGCCGATGTGGTTAACAAAAATCTTGCCATTGTCAATACCGGTGATGGTGAATTTGCCGGAAATGCAAGTGATGATGCTATTCTTGATGTTTACATCACGTACAGAATACTTGATTTATCTTAGGCATTAATGTTTAATGATAAGCAATAAATATTAATTTAAAAAGGAGTTATAAAAATGCCGGATATTTTAGGTCGAGAACAAAATGACTATCAGCTTTATCAAGCTATGGCAAAAAGAAAGCTGTTTGATGCCCATATGCAACAGCTTGCAACCCGTGGTAGAGTTCATAACTTTGATGCCCTGCCATCCGCTAACAATCCTGTCAAGATGCCTTTTTCAGATGTTGAAGCAAACGCACAGGCCATGACATTCTTGACGAATAATTTACAGGCCATTCAATCGTTCGTTGAAGAGATCCTATATACTGATTTCAGGCTCGATGAATATTTCCCGATCCTGACCACCATCCCTGAAGGTGCCACGACATATTCTTTCAAACGTACGAACTCATATGGCCGTGGTAAATTTATCGACAATTCCGGAAAGGATGCAAACAATGCGTCCGTTTCCCTTGAGAACATTGCCTATGGCCTTAACTATGCCGGTATCATTCCGTCATGGACCCTTGAGGATTTAAGAGCAGCTTCCTTTACCGGAATACCCCTTGACACCAAAACCATTGCGGCCGGAACAGAGGGTTGCCTTGATCATATTGAAATTGTTGGTCTGCTTGGTGATGCAAGTCGTGGCCTGGTTGGGCTTACGAATAGCGCAGATATCCCGGCAGCGAATGAAGTTAAAACGATTGCCAACATGACACCGGATGAAATGGTTGAATTTATCCAGAGAAATGTTTCCGCAATTATTGCCCAGACAGCAGAAGTTATGTCCCGTGTAATCAAAACCGGCCTGACTCTTTATTTGCCTCTTGCCCAAGAAACTTTGATCGGAGATACCAAGCTGGCTGATGATGCAAGCAAGACCGTTTGGGAATTTGTAAAGGTCAATAACCAGTGGACCAGGCGCACAGGTCAAGAATTAAAAATGACCACGGTTGCAGAACTTGCCGGTGCCGGAGCAGGCGCTACTGATCGTGCTCTTTTCGGTTTTAATCATGAAAGAATTATGGAAATGGCTATGCCGATCCAGCCACGAGTTATCCAGACAATCAATACCCACTTTGGCGTTGATGCTCCCATGGAATATAAAATTTCCGGTCTGAATATTAAACGTGGATCTGCAATGAGATACGCTGATTCGATTTAGGGTGCTTTGATGTTTTGTTCCCCGACTAAAGCGCCTGATCATCAATGGTCTGGTTTTCAGGCGTTTTTTTAGGTAAGCAAATGAGATTACAAGGAAAAGGAGAGCAGCATGACTAAGGTTAAGAATAAAGGAAACCAAATTTTTATTGGTAAGAAACTTTGTCCGAATGGTAAGATAACCACTGTTGATGAAAAAGATTTAGAAGCATTTTGCAAAACACCCGGCGGCGCGGCCTTGCTTGACACATCATTATTTATTTATGATGAAGATTTTCAAAAGCAAAAAGCTGCCTCTCAGATTGCTTTGAAACAAAAGGCAGAATCAAAAGCCCGGCAAGAACTTGCCCCGGTCCTTGAAAAAGAAATCAGAGCAAAACTTAAAAAAGAATATGCCAAAAAAATTGATGGTCTTGAATCAATTATTTCAGATCTTAAAAAGAAAATTGAAACCGTTGATAATCTTGTTTCTGATCCTGTCGATGTAAAAGATACTTTTGTTTTTGACCCTGAGAATCATACAGTTGAACATCGTGGTGCCGGAAAATATTTTGTCATGGATCTTGAAGATAAAAAACTTTATGGCCCATTGACAGAAGATGAGAAAACCGAATTTGAAGCCATGCAAAAGGCTGAATAATTATGACCGCAGAACAGCTATTGCCAGTTTTCAGGGAGCAATTCCACGAATTTAATTCAAAAGATGATAGCAATATTTTGATCTATTTGAATAACGCTTTGTTGATCCATGCAATATGTGGGATGGCAACGGTTTATCTTGCTGCCCATATATTGACCATAGACATTGAAAGCGGTGTCGGTGGTTCGGGTGGAAGTGTTGACGGTGGCGGTATGCGAGAAACAGCAAGCGAGACGGCTAAAAGCGTATCCGCTTCTTTTAAGTCTATGGCCCAGGATGGTACTGACGATTCTTTTTATACATCCACGCCCTATGGCCGGATGTATATTGTCTTAAGGAATAGCTGTCCTGGTAAAAAATTTTCTGTGAGAGTCGCATAATGGCAGACGTTAAATTCATAGGCGGTGAGAAATTAAAAGCCATTTTTGAGAAGGCCGGGAAAGGCGGTATTTCTTCCGTTGATATCGGGGTTTTTGCCAGTGCTAAATACAATGACGGGACACCGGTTGCAGCGGTGGAGGCTTGGAATGAATTTGGGACAGCAACAATACCAGAACGGCCGGCCATTAGAATTGCGAATAAAGAGAATGAAAAAACTTTGTTGAGATTGATTAAAATAATGATTGATCCTGAGACGATGGTGATTACTCCTAAAATCGGTAAAGAAATTGGCATTAATCACCAAGGAGCTACGCAGCAATCAATAATAAGATTATCTTCTCCTGCCAACGCAGAGAGCACAAAAAAAGCGAAAAAATCAAGCAATCCATTGATAGGGAAAGACAATATATATAAAAATTCAATCACATTTAAGGTGAATCAATAATGGCTTATAAAATAGGCCAAAATGCGGCGGCTTCTGTTTTAAGAAACCCGGCATTTATAGAATCGTTCACTTTAAAAAAACAGGCCCCAGGTGATCGAAGTGCGGACGGTATTTATATTCCTGGTACTGAGACTATTTTCTCTGATCTTAAGGGAAGTATCCAGCCTCTTGACGGAAAAAGCCGGAATGAATTACCAGAAGGTGAGCGGATTTTCGATGCTATTTGTATTTTATTTGAGACGCTTAATCATGATGCCATAAGTCCTTTAAGGATCGGAATAGTTCAAACCGAATCTGATATTATTATCTATAATGGTTTGAATTGGGCAGTAAGGGTCGTGCATGATATGGCGACTTTTGGTCATCTCGAAATCTATGCAACAAGATTGGAGAATCAAGATGGCTGATCCATTGCAAAATGATCTTGATATAAAAGTCAGAAAATTTATAGCTTTGGCTTCCGGCCTTGATAGTAAATTTGTTATTCCTGGTAATGATTCAAATCCGGCTCCGATTGTCCCATATGCTTCTGTTCTTGAAATCATTGAGATAGGAAGCGGAGTAGATCAGGAAGTTGCAATTGAAGGGCCGGACCCAGAATTGCAAAAAACTTTAAAACAGCAGGGCCGAAGATCGATAACTTATTCAGTACAATTTTATAAAGACGGTGCGGCCGATAATGCCAAGGGGCTTTTGTCTTATCCATCAACAACAGCAGGTCAAATATATCTTGCTGAAAATGATTTGACATGGGGCATTGCTGGCGATATTGTAAATCTTGATACGGTTATGGGTTCAAAATATGAACAGAGAAGATCGGTGGATATAACATTAAGATACCAGTCTAAACGGCAGGTTGATATAAATACAATAGGGTCTGTCAATATTGGTTTAACATTGTCGGCAGAATCAGATTTAAACGAGCAAGTGGAGGTTAGTGATGCCTAAAATAAGTAAGGTGATAAGGGTTACAAGCCAAATAACCGGTGGCGGTGTTTTGCGCCGGGAGTTTGGTATCATGATGTTTGTTACGACCGATGATTCCGTATTGGGAACCGGTCCTAATAGAATAAGAGAGATTGCGGATTCTGATGATGCCAGTATTTTTGCATTAGATACGGAACCCAGAACGGCACTTGATATATTATATCAGCAGGTTCCTTTTCCTAAAAATACGATTGTCGGCAGATGGATCAATTCGGATATTCCAGCGAATATAATCGGCGCAGATCCTTCAACCTTTGCTATCTTGAGTGCTATTTCTGACGCAAGCTTTGAATGTAAGGGTGAAGATTTCACGGCCCTTGATTTAACCGGAGCGGCAGACCTTGCAGCAATAGCGGCATTGGTCCAAGTCGAATTGAGAACCGGATCTGATCCAGATTTTGCAGATGCAACCTGTCTCTATAATGTTACGGAAGGTCGTTTTGAAGTGACTACCGGCACAGAAGTAGGTGTAGGCGCAACTCTGACAGTATTCTCGACCACTGATCCATTGGTTGGTACGGACGTTTCCGAACTACTTGGCCTTGATGACAGTGCAGAATTAAATCAGGGCGCTGATGAGGAAACAATTACGGAAGCCATTGAAGCCATTATTGCCTTAAATGATAGCCCGTATTTTATTACCGTTGAGAATACGATTACAGATTTTGATACATTGGATGAGGTCCGAACGTGGGTATCATCCCGTGCATATTCATTTTTTATGGACAATTTTGAAGCTATTTCATTGAGCCCTGGTGAGTCAACCAGCGTTCTTGCACAATTTTTTACTTTGCAGCCGGAACGAGTTACGGCCATGTGGTCAGAAACTTTGGACTATAAAGCCCTATCTTTTGCCGGCCGATATTCTTCTGTAAACTTTGCCGGAGCCAATACGCTTATAACCGGGTTTTTGAAAAATTTACCTGGCACGACACCCGACGATCTTACCACCACAGAACAGGGTGCGCTCGAAGAAAAGTATACAAATTATTTTGCACCTTTTTTCAGCACCGGTTCCCCGCCTGCAAATGGTGTCTTTAATGGAACAACCATGAAGCCAAGCGTATGGACAGACGTTAGATATTTCCTTGATTGGGCTGTCAATGCGGTCAGGGTGGATGTTTTTAACTTACTCTTAAACTCAAACAAGGTGCCACAGACAGAAGCCGGTGTTGCAGCTATTCAGGGCGTGATTGAAAATGTAATGGTTCAGGCCGTTAGAAATGGTGGTATTGCACCCGGTCAAATGTCAGCCGCAACAATTCTTGACATCCAGCAATCAACTGGCAATTCCGATTTTGACGGATTCCTTACAACCGGGTATATGATCTATGCGCCTGGTATTTTTACACAATCTCAGAGTGATAGAAATCAGAGAAAAGCACCGCCTTTCAAAGTTTGGATGAAGGGAAGCGGAGCGATCCAGGAAGTTGATATTGCACTGATTTTTGAAAATTAATAATATAAAAAGGAGATATCAATAATGGATTTTTCTCTTGAACAAACAGTAGTGGTTATAAATGGTCACACTTTCACTGGTTTCTCTGATGATTCCGATGCTATCAGTTTTCCGAATATTGATCTTGCCACCGTGGTACGTGGCGCTGATGGTAAGATGGTCGCGGTTAGCACCGGTGATAAGGGCGGACCGTTTTTACTTAAGCTATTGCCAAATAGTAAATCAGTCAAATTCATGATGAATGCCGTGGCCGCACAGATAAATGGTGGATCGGTTAAATGGAATGGCCTGGTAAGAGATTCATTGAACCAGATTAATTTTTTCTTAACAAATGGCACACTTACAAATGCGCCCATAGGCCAAACTATAGGCAAGGGCAGCGCCAAGAATGCAGAGTTTACGATTGAGTTTGAAAGAATCACTCCGGACTATCTTGCATCAACTCTTTAATCTTTAATACCCCAGGGCGGTCACGGATGTAGGACTCTACACCGTGGCCGCTGAAAAATAAAGTGAGAATCATGATAGAAAAAAATAATTTCGAATCGCTGATAAAAAAAATTAAAAGCTTTGGTGACACTAAGTTTAAAATAAAAGGCACTAAATTCAGCATTGAAAAATTGCCACCAATGAGTGGATTCCGTGTTGCCGAAGAAATCAGGGTTAATATTGTTGAGGCCGGTGATAAGTTCGATGTAAAAGAAGGTTCCGATACAGAAAATGCAACATTGTTTTTCAAAGCAATCTTGGGTCTTTCTCCTGATTTTATAGATGGCCTTATGTCAAAAATGTTTGAGTGTATACAGTACACCGGAAAGGATACAGGACAGGAAAAAGGTTGGCAGATTCTAAGCGGTTCGGAGGATTCAGCTTTCGTTAATTTTGAAGTGATAAACATTTATGAGGTTCTGTGGAGAGCCTTGTTTGTAAATTTTTCCGGGTCTTTTTCAGAGATATCATTAGCCTTCCCAGGCGTGGACAAGATTTTTCAGCAGTTGAAACAAAAAACATAGATCCTATATTTGCTGGCCCCTTGCTAAACGGCCTTGTAACGATTGATCAGCTTTATAAAAGGGGTATCGGGTTTGACGATATCCTTGATTTGAATGAATTACTTACCGTCAAAAACGAGAACGAATACCGGGCCATGAAAGCTCAGGAGAAAAAATAGTGGCAACTGTAATCGATACGCTGATAACCAAATTTGGCTTTGAGACTGATAAAACAGGACTTAATAAAGCTGAAAAGGGGCTGTCTGATTTTAAAGGCGCGGCGATTAAGGTAGCGGCTGCGGTTGGTTCTGTTATTGCCGGTGGTTTTTTCCTCAAGGCTATTGCAGAGGCGGCAGACGAAACATTGAAGTGGGCTGATGCTAACGGGATAGTGATAGAATCACTTGGAACGTTAGAATTTGCAGTACAAAGACAGGGCGGAACAGTTGACGGTTTACGAGCATCCTTATCGAACATGAACAAATCAATCGGTGAGGTCCAGCGCGGGACAGGAAGGGCCAAGCTTGCCTTTGAGGACTATGGATTATCTATCTATAAGGCAAACGGACAAGTCAAGACAGCAGATGAATTATTGATAGACCTTAATAAAAAATTTGCGACCCTTTCAAAAGCTCAGCAATTTGATTTAGCTATGAAAATGGGCATTGATAAGGGAACGATTCGACTTTTACAGACGGCCCCTGATGAAATAGCAAGGTTACGAATGGAGGCTGCAAGGCTTGGGGTACTGTCAAGACAGGATGCGGTGAAAGCGGCAGAGTTTGTCGATGGCATGACTAACATCGCTCAGTCTATCAATGCAATTAAATTTGAAATAGGGGGTTTTTTCTTTAAACCGATTGCAGATTTTTTTAAGGTAGTAGCAAATGGAATCGCTTATATGAGAGAACATAAAAGCTTTTTCCTAACCCTGATCGGTATCATTGCAGCCATTGGCCTGGCGTATAAAGCCATGGCAATCAGGGCGGCTTTAGCTTGGGTGATTGCGTTGGGTCCAGCTTTGGTGCTTCCGGCCTTGATTGCATTAATAATAGCAGCCCTGGCATTATTGATCGATGATTTTAGGGCATTCTTTAATGGGCAAAGCTCCGCTATTGGTGACATGATAAAAAAATGGCCTGTTCTTGGCGATATAATAAAAGTATGGGTTGAAATTTTCAAGATCCTGTTTAGTGTCGCTTCGGCTGGCTTCAAGCTCTTAAAAAAGCTCGTTTTAGATGTTGGAAAAGATATAGTCGAATTTTTCTTCGGGCCGATAGAAGACGGCTCTAAAATATTTGACTCCTTATCTGATGCAGCAGGCGCGACCTTTTCGACAATTTTGGATTGGCTTTTGAAAGTCAGCGAAGGCATAAATGAATTTTTGTTAGACCCTATGAAATCAGTCATGGAGGCAATCGGAAAAGTATCTTCTTTCGGTGGAAAAATCGGTGGAAAAATCGGCAAGCTTTTGGGTATCGGACAAGTAGAGTTGCAGCCATTACAGCCTTTACCAGTTGGGGCATTGTCCCCGGCAAGCCATGCGTTCAATAGTGATAATAGAATTGTAAAGCAGTCGACTAATTTAAAAGTCGGGGATATCAATATTGATGCCAGAGGCGGAGACTCAAAAGAAATAGCACAAAATGTAAATTCAGCATTGAGTGATCAATTAAAGAATACGGTTGAAGATTTCGATTCTACGAGGGATAAATAAATATGGAATTTAACCCAGGGATAGATGGCATTCTTGAAAATATAAATTTTGGTTTGTTCGGATCTGCATCCACTGATATCGATGCATTATCCGGTGTTATAGATTTATATCCAGAAGAAAGTCATAGCCTTCCAGTAACCAAAACAAAATATTCTGTCGAGGACGGATCTACCCGGTCGGACAATTTTGTTGTTGAGGATGAGAAGTTAGTTTTGAGGGGCCTTGTCTCGAATTTACAGCCTATATTATTCGGATTAGTGAGCATAGCAGATAAGTCAAGATCAAAGGAAGCGTGGGGAAGGCTTAGAGCGCTCAAAAACAGCGGCGAAGTCGTTACGGTAGTCACACTATTAGGAATGTATGAAAGCATGATGGTAACTAATATTGACGCGACCATAAACGATGATACCGGGCAGGCTCTTTTTTTTACAATAACTCTGGATCAGCAAAAATTTGCGGAGACAGAAATAGTCCAACTGGCTTCCTCAAAACTATCCGGACCTGCAAAAACAAAAGGGTCAGACGTAAAAGGCGGGACAAAGCAAGCAGAACAGCCGGCAGCAGAGAAAAAGACTGTATTGCAAAATATTGTTTCAGGCGTATCGGGGATTTTTTAATGCAAATACTTCCATTGACAAATGACTTTTCTCAAGTTTTTAGAACTATATTAGCAAACCAAGAAGTCGATATAAGAATTTGGTATCAAGATATAGGGGATGGATGGTTTTTTTCAATGCAATCTTCTACGGGGATTAAAATAGTCTCAGGATACAGAATCAATAATGGATCTCCCATCTTAAAAAGTATTTCTTCTGATTTTATCGGTGACATTATTTGCATTCCATCTATCGAAAAAACTGCTGAACCAGGCAAGGACCAACCGTGGAACAATACACATTTGTTAATTTATTTAACCATAGATGAATTAATCGAGGTCGGAATTGAGAATTTATAAAAGGATTATTAAGATTGTCATAGGTCAAGAAGATGACACCGCCTTGAAAATAGATGATCTTTACATGCAGATTGAAATTAAAAAATTGATCAGTGCAAAGCCCAATGAGGGAACGGTAAAAATTTATAATCTATCCGATGCCACCGAAAATCAAATAAAAGACAAAGGTATTAGGATCAGAGTATTTGCCGGGTACGACAATCGCCCGGCTCTGATCCATGACGGGGATATACGGCGTGTCGATAGAGATAGAACCAATGTTGATAGGATAGTTACTATTGGCCTTGGTGGGAATACCATAAAATTATCACAAGCCTTCTTTAATAAAAGTTATATAGGACAGGTATCGGTAAAGCAGATTGTAATTGATGCCATCCCATCTTTTAATATAGATGCAACTGATTTGGATCAGATCCCAGATTCAGCCTTTTTGTACGATTTTTCTTTTACCGGGAAAACAAGTGATTTGCTCGATAAAATTTTGAATCCTATCAAAGTTCAATGGTTTGAGAATGATAATTTGATAAAGTTTTCATTGGGGAAACGGGCTTTTGAAAATGTTGTATTGCTAAATAAAGACACGGGCCTGATAGGTTCCCCATCCGTAACGGATAAAGGGACCAAATTCAAATCCGTTTTGAATGGCCGAATTGTTTTAAACGAAAAAGTTAAAATCGAGTCAAGGCTTGTCAACGGAGTTTATAAAGTGATACAGATATTGCACAAGGGTGATAACCGGGACGGTGAATTTGTAACAGAAGGCATAGGGACAGGGATTGGGCAATCTTAATACTGAAAAAGATTACAGCAATTTAACAGATGTACTTCAATTTGTTTTTGATCAAATGTTAAAGACAATTTTTGTGTCAATCCCTGGTATAATTGAGTCCTATGATCAGGCAAATAAAAGATGCCGGGTGAAACCTGCTATTAATATTCTTTTTACGAATGGAGAAACGGAGCCACAATCATCTATTGTTAATGTCCCTGTTATATGGCCCAGTGGCGGAGGTTACACAATGATTTCCCCATTGCCAGCCGGGACACCTGTAGAAATAAAATTTAGCCAGCGCGGGATAACAAAATTTAAAGAAACTTTTTCCCAAGAAGATCCAGGAAACGGAATCCTTGACAAAGAGGACGCTCATGTGATTCCTTCATACGGCGCATTGTCCATAACGCCTGCCTCATCAACCGGCATGTGCTTGCAAAAAGAAGATGGATCAATATTTCTTTGCATTGAAGATGATAAGGTAGCTATAAAAGGTGATCTTGAAATGATAGATGGCGTTATCACAGGCCCAAATGTATTCAATGGGCCTGATAGTGACACACACACTCACGCGCAGGGTATTGATAGTGATGGAAATATTCAGCAAGATACAGGGGACCCTAAATAATGCGGACATGGTATTTTAAAGACGGTGAGCCGATCCTTGACCCAAGCGGAAATATTAAAATAATTGAGGGTGTCGAATCTCTTTCCGAAAATATTGATCAACGACTGCAATTATTTAAGGGAAAATATTTTATGGATACAACCGCAGGCATTCCATATTTTGAAGACATAATAAAAAAACCGGTTGACCCTGGTTTGGCTGCATCAATTTTAAACGCTGAGATATTAAAAGAACCAGAGGTTAAAAGTATTGGGAGCGTGTCGGTAGATCTTGACAGAAACACAAGAGGCTTTAAATATGATGCTACAATCAATTCTATTTTTGGATCTTTGGAGGTAGCTGTGTAATGGCAATTATAGATGATACTGGAATAGTTCAAACATCGTTATCCGAATATCAGGAATTATTAAGGACTGCGTTCAAGGCTGCTTTTGGTGAGAGCATTGACGTTGGGGCAAAATCGCCACAGGGTCAGTTCATTGATAGTATAGCTTTTTCCATGTCTCAGTCAGATGATGCTATCATAAGCGTTGCGGGTGCTGTAAATATATTCAGGGCCTTTGAATCTCAGTTAGAAGGGTTGGCCGCACTGCTTGGTATCCCTAAGAAAAAAGCAGTAAGCACTATCGTCAGCGTTGACCTTGGTGGAACTCCCGGCGTTATCATTACGGCAGGGTCCAGGGCAAGAAGTGATGCTGGTGATTTGTATGCCCTTGATGAAGATGTTCAACTCGATGGTTCCGGCGTAGTGTCGACAACCATGTCGGCTGTCGAAACGGGGCCTATAGAATTATTGGCCGGTGATCTAACGAGCGTTGTCGATGTTGTTCCAGGATGGGAGACCGTTAATAACCCGTCTGATGGTGCAACCGGAAGGAATATTGAACCAGATTCTGAATACCGCCAACGATATTTTACAGAGCTTTTTAGAAATGCCTTGTCTGTTCTTGATGCAATGGAATCTGTTATCTCTGAACAGGACAATGTTATCGAAGTTATTGGATATGAGAATGATACAGACGCACCCATAACAGTGCAGAACATATCCATTGATGCCCATTCAATCGCCATGGTGGTTGAGGGTGGACTTGATCAGGATATTGCAGATGCCATACGTCTTAAAAAAACAGGTGGAACTGGGACAACCGGAACAACGTCCGTTACAGATTTGCCTAATACTGATATAAATTTTTTCCGCCCATCATTTATTGATATTGAGGTTACTATCACAACTACAGCAGGCCCGACATTCCCGGCTGATGGTATACAGCAATTAAAAGATAGAACGTTAAATTATATTAATGGTGGGACATCTATAGATTCAGGTGCCGGATTCTTTGAGTTAGATGGCATGAAAATATCAGAAGATTTGCAAAAGACAAGATTGTTCACACCTATAAATTCCGTTGTCGGGCATATCGTAACTGATTTAACTCTTGAGGATAAAGCGAGCCCAGGCGGAGTTGATTCGATAACGGCTGATCTTAATGAAAAGATTAATTTTCTTAGCATTGATGATATAAATGTGGTTATATCATGACATGTCCTAATATAACGAATAACAGCGATTTGCTTGAAGGTAAGCCACGTGGCAGCACAACGCTTAGAACATTGATAGATTCTATAAATTCGATCATACAGACGAATCTTATTAGGCCTGCATGTGATATCGAAAAGCAATCGTCTATTTTGACGGCTACCGGGATATGGCTTGATTATATAGGGGATAGATTAAAATACCCACGCCCATTAATTGCTCCGGATGATTTTCTTTGGTTTGGTTTTGATGGGAATGGATTTGGTTTTGATCAGGTAAACTTTACGCCTGGCGGTACAAATAAAGTTGGAATTGATGACGAATCATATAGAGCGCTTTTGATTGTCCGTGGTGGTCAACTTATTACTGATTGTTCGATTCCGTCCCTTGACAATACATTACAGGGTGCTTTTGAAAATGGCCATTATATTGACAATGGCGACATGACTATGGATGTTATAGTCGATGACACACAACCGGATATCATTATTCAGGCCCTTGTTGATTCCGGTCTGGTGACAAAGCCAGCAGGCGTTAGATTGTCTGTTTTTTTTATCGCCCATTCTTCTGGCACATTCGGTTTTGATGGAAATGGTATTGGTTTTGATCAAGGATTATTTGTTAGAACATTGGACGATTTGATTTTATAAAGGAGATATAAATGTCAAGAGATGCGGACGGAATTATAAAGCAAAAATATGCGGAGTCTGGCGATGTTGGGCTTGGTGGCCTTGACATTGAAGAATTGTGGCCTATATCATATTCTACTCCAGGCGGACCATTTCCACAGAGGATTCAATTCAATCAGCTATTTAGATATTTGTCGGCTCTGGGCGTTGAATTGAACTCGAAGGGTCCATTTTTGGATTGGGATGGTACTGACCCGGAAGGACCAGATTACGAAATAGGCGCTGGCGTAAAAGGATCTGATAGCGACTTTTATATATGTAAAATTGCAAACGGTCCGGCCAGCACCATAGTTGATCCTGTAGGCGATAGCACCGGAACATGGGTGACTGCCTCATCAATTTTTGGTGAGAGTGGATTATCAAGGGGGTTTTTAAATGGTTTCATTTTATCGAACGGAACCGATTCAGACCATGATATTAATCTAACAGCCGGGGCCATTGGTCTTGCTGATGGAGCCGGTAACTTTAAATTATTCTCAGATGATACGCCTCCTGTAAAACAAATCGATGCCAACTGGGTGGAAGGCAATAATCAAGGCGGTTTTCCGTCTGGCTTAACCCTTTCGGCAAGTACTATCTATGATTATTATATCATAGGGAAAGACGATGGTACGCTCGATGCCGGATGGGATACGGAAGGGTCAAACGCTGCCAATCTCTTAGCGGACGCGACTGACTACACTTGGTATAGACGTCGCTTGAGTATAAAAACAGATGGGTCAAGTAACATCGTAGCGTTTAAGCATCATGATAATGATTTCGTGGAATATCTTTCGAGCTTAACAGACGTATTTGATAGCACACTGACAAATGACACGTACGAAACCGGGACAATATCTGTGCCAAAAAATCAAATGGCAAAGATGAATATCCTTGGCGCGGCTACCGGATCAACTGTTATTATTATAACAATTGCTGATGTAGGTGGAAATAGGGTCAATGATCATAAATTATCAAATGGCGGGGCCGGTGCTTTTCAGCTTGGCGATCTTTGGATTTTCCATGTTGATTCAAATTCACAATTAAAATATAAAATTTCAACGGATGTTACATTAAATAGTATTACAATTAAAACTGAGGGTTGGTTTGATTGTGCCAAGGAGGTGTCTTAATGGGTATCGGAATATATATTGATACAAAAAATAGCATTGTCTATGCCGGAAATAGGAAAAAGAAAGATCCATCCGGCTTGACATGGGTTCATGGGATCGAAAACAAAGCAGGGTTTAAATTTGAATATGGTTTTTATTCTCATATTTATAATGGATCAGAAGTTGTTTTAAATCCTGATTATATAACGGCTAAGAGTTCTGAAAAGAGTAGGTCATTCGACATTAAAGCCGAACAGAATATATCAGACATGAAGCTGGATACAGTCCAGAGTGCTAAAGATAAAATCGATACTATTTTTAATGCAATAAGGGAAAAGCCTACGGATACTTTAAAACTCGATGCGCTCATAAATAAATGTGAGATTATTTTTGAAAAGATTACTATCGAATTGTTGAAATAAAATTATAATAATAGCCAATAAGCTACAATTAAAATCATTGTTTTAATTGTAGCTTATTTATTTTCTTATATGGGGCCTCTAAAGCGTCCTGAGATATTCCAAGAAACTTCAAAGTCCTTATGTGCCTTGATGAAATATGCCTCTTTTTATTTATCCAACCGGATACAGTAGACCTGCTGATTCCATGTTCTTTGCAAAATTCAGATATATTCAATGACAGCCTTGTTCTGATTTCAAACTTTAATATACTTTCTTGCATGATTATCCTTTCATAATAGTATGTAGATTCATTAAAGTTCTTAAATTATTAAAAAAGTTTTTATCTTTATGAGGATAAAAATATTCTCCGTCATCCCTATACCAGATCAAAGACAGCGACCTTAGATCAAGATGCAACATTGGTTGTGGCCTACCATAATTATTGTTTGTGTCGAAATAAACACCTATCCCACGGAACAGATTAGATGAAAGTGCTTTCGTCCATGCCTCAAAGATATTGCAATCCGGGAACCCATCAATTGCCCTTGATAGTTTGGTTGTCTTTCCGGAAATAGAATCTATTATTACATGGTGCTCTGACGTTTTGCGGCCATCAAATCTAATTAAAGCGCCGTCTGCTAACGAGATTCGAAACGGACATCCAAGAATATTTCTATATGCCTGTACGTCTATTAATATATCTTTGTCTATAAATTTTGCTTTGTTGATTGGTATTTCTTTGTGTGAGAAATTTTTCATATAAACACCGTTTATTATTGCCATTGTTTTTCTCCTTATTAAATGTTTTACATCATAACCCTGCCTGCTGAATCTTCGCGGCAGACACCATTTTTTCTAATCCTTTTACGGCTTCTGGCACATTCCAAAATTTTCCGATCAACCATTTTGCAGTTCCTAAAGAAACAAATTCAGTGTCGGTAATGTCTCCGTTTCTTTCTTTAAGATCAATTATGACAATGTTCTTGTCGCTTTTCTTGGGTTTACATAAGTTTAATCGTTTTATTCTCTCCCATGATTCCCCAACAATAAAAGACCCTAATATTTCCAGATCATCATTTGGGAGTGCTGAGAAGTATATGTCTATTTTTGTTTCTTTTTTCATGAGCCTTTATCTTTTATAAAGTTGTCTGAATTATTGTTCATGTTTCACAACCCACACTGACACGGTGGGTAATTGTCCTGTTCAAACAGGTGCATTTGGTCCTCTTGAATCACCGATTTCAACTTTTTCCCGCTGTTGTTCAAGGTGAATGCCTTTTTACCAATTGATCTTCTGTAATCCATATTTCTTATTTCAAGTTGTTCAGCTTTGCAGAATAATTCAGGATGGATTTTCCTAAGCTCTATCCATTGTCCAATTCGTTGGAATGGGCAAATGTAGCAACCTGATTTCATTGGGACTGGCAACCCGTGATCAGCAATTATTTTCTTACATCCATCCCGGTCAATTTCATGCTCAATTAAAGGATATCTGTTTTCAATCCCCTTGTTTGTTGATATCTTGGCCCTTTTAATTTCTCCGAAATCTATACCTAAAAGCATAAAACAAGGTTTTTCGACATGCTTGTGAATGGGCCGGATCTTAAATTTATCGGTACATATTCTGGCCATAAAAGATGGGACCCATTGTTTTTCCCAATAAAAATTATAAAGATTTGCAATTCCTTCAACATTTGGTTTTAAAACCGTAATAAGATTATGCCCATGATCTTTAAGCCACCCCTGAAACATTTCAAAATATTCATAAGTTTCGGGCCAATCTGTGCCATGATCCACAAAAATTGCTTCAAATTCATCGCCCTGGTCGAGTAGCATCAACATCATTGAAACACTGTTGACACCGCCTCCGAATGATAGATATTTTTTCATTTTCTCTTGTTCCACGCCTTTTTGTTCATTGCTGATTATATATTGAAATGTTTAATTACTCCATAGATGGATAATACAAAACAAAAACAAAATCAATACATTTTTAATAAAAATAGTTGACACACCAAAATAATTAATATATTAATCACAACATGATTAACTATAAAAGGAGTGTGGCATGTCAGATTACAAAGAAATTAAGCAAAAACTGGAAGAGGAAAGGAAAAAGGGTTCTTTTCTTTTCCTCCCGTCACCAATCATGGATCAATCCAACAGTTATTATCAGCCGATTATTGAAATTGTTAGGCTGAGAGAGGACGAAGTTTATTCGGCACAGGGGAAGCATAGGATACATTACAATGGACTATTGAGGCTGGCCCTCGCATCCGCTATGGAGTGGTCTGCAATTGATACCTGTCGGACAGATCTCATGAACGATAGACTATATTGTTCTTTCCGTGCCGTGGGTGGAGTTAGAAAGGCTGATGGTAAAATATATTTTCACAAAGCTGAAAAAGATATTGATCTTGAGATAATCGAAATGGAATTAACCGACCAATACACAAATGGATGGAAAAAAGGCGATAAAAGGAAGTGGCCCTATAAAGACTATCAGAATGAATCGGAATATGTTGGCGCCATGGTCCGGCGTGATATAATCCAAAAGCGAAAAAATAAACTCATGCTGGTTGAGTCAGGAGCAAAGGCCAGGGTTATAAGATTCGTTCTTGGATTACAAAGCCAGTACAGTAATAAAAATGATGTGCTTGGAATTAATTTTGTCATGGTCCATTATGCATTGAACCCGAACCATCCAGACGTTAGAAAGGCTTTAATGGGATCGCTGTCCGATTCTCAGCACATGATATATGGAGGAGTTAAAGACACCGGGCAAATAGCACACATTGAACATAACAATAATGAAGTTATTGATATCCCAGTTGATGAACCTGAACCAGATTCAGGACCGGAAAAAAGCAAATTCAAGCCAGATAAAAGCGATGGAAATAGCAATCTTGTGGATTTCCAAAACATCCCGGTTGATGAACAGGTCAAGGTATTAAAAAAGATGTGTGATGATTGCGGACAAGATTTCGAACATTATGACAAACAGGCGAAAGGTGGCATCGTAAAAGCTGAACAGCAATGGCGGGACGATTTTTTCGGATGGCTTAAAGAAGAAAAGGAGAAAAAATAATATGAAGATTTTACACACGGCAGATTGGCATTTCAGAGAAAAAGATCATGATGAAATTGAGAAATGCGTGGCATTTATTTTGGGGTGTGCAGTCCATGAAAAGCCGGATTTGATCTGTATTTCTGGCGATATAACAGATTCGAGAAGTCTTAATTTCGATTCTCGTTCGTCCAGGACGATACTAAATATTATCAATTCAATGTTAGAGGTAGCTCCGGTTGCTATTGTTATCGGGACACCATCTCATGACGGAAAGGCGGCTCTTGCTCTCAGGGAATGCAAGGGCAAATATCCTGTCTTGGTATCTGATATTCCGGGGCAATATTTCTATGAAAGAAATTATTATGAGTGGCATCTATTAGATGAATTGGGAGCCAGATCTTTTCCTGAAGCTTTTAAGCCATCGTTCATTCTAACTCAGATCCCGCAACCGACCAAACAATATTTTATAAATGATCTTTCCATTGAAGATACTGAAAATGCTATCGGTGATGCAATGGGAAACATGTTCGCTGCGTTCGGACACAAGGCGAAATTATTTAATGATGTACCGCGCATAGCAAATGGTCACGGGCAAATAGGTGGCGCTTTTATATCCGAGACTCAACAGTTAATAGGTCATGATATCGAGGTATCAAAGGCCCAGTTAAAAACCTTAAATGCTGATTTAGTTTGCTATGGGCATATTCACAAAGCTCAGGCCATGGGCGATGGTGTATATTATTCCGGTTCACCAACCAGGATGAACTACGGAGAGACTGAGGCGAAAGGGTTTTATGTCCATGAGATAGATCAAATGATAAATGCAAATACTGACGACTATGAGCCATGTCTTATTGAATCTGTTTTCATAAAAACACCTGCGAGACAAATGGTAAATATAAAAATTGATTTTACGGACAATAGTCAAGACATCCCCATCCTTGATTATATTGAGTCAATGAAAGATTTTCAGGTTGACCTATATCTTGGCTGTCACGTGAAAATGGTTTTAACAATGTGGCAAGATGATGCGAACAATATTAATCAATCTGAGATTGAGCGCTGTTTTTTTTCTGCAGGTGCGAAGGATTTAAAACTATCCATAATCAGAAAGCCGCGAGAAACTGTGAGAGCTAAACGAGTCCTTGAAGCTGATACGTTGCATGGGAAAATTGAAGCCATGGCAGAATTAAGAGGTGAAAAACTTTCGTATGGTATCATAGAGAAAGCCAAGGCAATTGAGGCTTTAGACAAAGAACCTTGGAAACCTCAATCAATTTAACAATATAAATACTTTAATGAATTTAGGGGTAAATAATGGAAGAAAAGATCAAAGCTGTTAAAAAATATATTGAGTCTGTTATTGATTGGTGGAGTATCCCACAAGGGATGTATGGCAGTCACGAGGACAAAAGAAGATCCGCACATGATGCTGTGATTGAACAGTATGATTGCAACCCAATGGATCTTAAACTAATAACTGATAACCTTGATATATGGATAGGTATACCGTTAGACCGTGGCAATATGCCAGAGGTTTCAAACACTCAAATAAATCAGTACACCTTAAAACTTCACAATATCCTTGAGTCTAAAAAGTTTAAAGAAGGTGGTTATGTATATGTGTCCGATGAAACAAAAAGATTAAGAAAGCTTTGGTGGGATAATTAAAAATCTCATTACGCTTACTAAAAGATAATATCTCTTGACAAATAATCCAAAACAAAGCTATTAATCATTAGATGATTAATAATATGAAGGAGAGAATATGAAAAACATTTCAATGTTTATTAGGGGCGCAATCGGAATCAAAAAAGGCTTGGGCCGTGATGAAATAGAGTTCGATCTAAGAAATAAAACGGGGCTTGTTGCATTGGCCGGGCCAAATGGAAAGGGAAAAACGACTTTCCTTGAATTAATGAGCCTATACCGCACCCTGGCATCAAGAAAAGGATCATTAAAACATCATTTCTTTTTGAGAGATTCCAGAGTTGAGCATAAATTTATTTATGATGGTGATGAATACCATTTGATTTGGAAAATCGACTCTGGTTCTGATCGGAGCGAAGCGTTTATCCTGGTAAACGGTGAGTCTATTGTTAATGGAAAAAATACCGAATACGATAAATTTATCAATGAAAAATTTGGTTCACAAACTCTTTTTTATAATTCAGTATTTTGCGCCCAGGGCAGTGGCAATCTTTCAACCATGACAACTGGAAAAATAAAAGAATTGTTTGTCGAATTTCTGCAAATTGAAAGGCTTGCTGAATATGAAAAGCAATGCAAACAAGGAGTTGCATACAATAACAAAAAACTTGATGTTCTTTCCGGAAAAATAGAAACCTGTCAGGATGAGTTATTGAAATTTAATGATATTGATGATCAGCTTATTGATATCAATGCGGACATTGACAGTAATGTGCTGTCACTTGGCCGTCAAGAGACAGCGATCAAAGGTTTTGATACAAGAATAAATGTTCTAAATGCTAAATCTGAAAAACAAAAGGCTGATATCGTCAGAAAAAAAGAACTTGAATCTGAGCTTGAAAAACTGAAGCATGACCGGGGTCAAATCAAAATAAAAATAGAGCTTGAAACATATACGTTCATGAAAAAGAAAGCCTTACTTGATAAGGATATAGTATCAATTGATACTATTCTGGCAGACAAAAATAAAATCTTGAAAGCATCATCCAGGATAAAAAATCTTGGAAGATTGGAAAAATATTTCTCAGATTGTTTTGAATGCTCGATAGAAGAACAGGACCGGTTTGATAAAGATATCAAAATAATGGATATCAGTATTGACGCTGTAACCAAGCAGATCAGATCAATGGTGGATGATCCAATCCTTGATGGTTTAAAAACAACATTAAACTATCTTGAATCAAGAAAGTTTGATTTTGACAGCAACCATTCTATCTTAAACAGTAAACTTAAATCAGCACAAAATGATTTTTCATTGATGCAGGCATCCAGGGATGTTGCGGAATGTAAAGAGAAAATTTCGTTGTCAATTGATCCTGACTGCGAAAGCACAATATGTCCGGCTCTTGAAATGGTTGCCAAGGCAAAGGAAAATTTACCGATTCTTGAAAAAGCAGAGGCAGATATCAAGACAAAACTCGATATCAGTATCAAGGAAATAGAAACAGCGATAAAAATTGTTGATGCCAGTTTGATCGATATTGACTTGAGGATAGGAGATTGTTCGAGTGACTTGGCAATTTATTCTTCCAGGCTGGCTAAAAAGATTGAATCACTTAACTCAAAACTCAATGTGTTTGGCAAAACAAAGACACAATTGTTATCTGATTATCTTATTGTGGATGATTTTAAGGGCTTTTATAAATCAAAACTGACAGAGAATAGGGTATTG